ATACCTTGGAATTCTTCGTGTCCATCCATTGCAATATCCATTAGGTTGTCTACAACTATAAGCGTAGGACTTCTGCCCCAAACTGTTTCAAATGCACTGACCTCATCATCTAAATCTTTTAGAGTGGGAGTGGATTCAAAAGACCAGAACAAGTGATTGTTTAGGGTAAGAACTTCTTCTGCTTGTTCAGGCTCACGCTTGAGCATCTGCTCTGCTGCTGTCTGTGTAATACGGCTGGACATTGCCAGTAATCGCATAGCCATAGTGTGAGCATTAGTATCTGCGCTGAAGTAAAGCGTAGGAACCTTTGCTCTGGCTGCTATTGCCAGTGCGATAGATGATTTACCAGCACCAGGAGTGCCAGCAATCATCGTGATTTCTGCACGACGCAGGATAATTCCTGCCCGTTCAAATGCCGCAAAGGCGGGCGGTAATGGTTCTCCGCCCACCTCTGCTTTGTTGATACTGCGTTTAAGTGTTCTCATTTAACTTGGTCGGCTACAAATGTATTCCATTCTGGTGTGCCGACTTTGCAATAAATATTCTTACACTTATCAAGCGCACCCTTCGGTGCTGCGCAGAAGTAACCACGATAGGTCTTGCCATCCTTACCTGTTCCTTGGATGGCTGTCATTCTGCCGTGTGGGCAATTGCGTCCATTGATTGATGGCGCCGTCCCCCAACCACCATTACTGGGTATTGGATTGTCAATGATAGATGCGCCGAGGGTTGCTGCTACCTGTGCTGGTGCCATTGGCTGATACTGAACTGGCGCTACGCCTTTGGCTGCTGCTTCAAGTTCTGATACTGCTGACTTGATTGCATCTAGTGCTGATGCTACTAGTTGGTCTAGTTCATCTCCGTGTTCTGCACGAACTGTTACTAGTGAACCTGCTGGTGTTTTTACTGTGATACTAATTGGTGCTTCAGTGCTAGCCACTGATATCTCCTTCTTCAAATGGAGTAACGAAACCTTTTTTGTCTCGCCACTGTCTTACCTTCATTGCGAATTGTACTCCCTTCCAGCCCTCTTTTATATCTATCCAAACTAATTTGCATAGACCAGTTCCTGCTGGAAGATGGATGATAACTGCTTTCTCCTTATTGATATCACCCCAACTACCACGGCGACCCGTAGCAACGTCATACGGGGAGCCGTTGGCGTAAATTGCTAATTGGATAGCAATGTTGTTTGGGTGGTCAATGCGACCAGTCTTTATATCTGCAATGAACTTCTCACCTTTATATTCAATTACCCTGTCGGGAGTACCAGCAATCTTGTACTTATCCAACACACAGAACTGTTCTATAAAGAACTTCTTGAGATGTCCCGTTGCTAATTCATAGGCTCGGATGTCCCCTGCCCACTCGTCTGGTATTGGTCCAGGTGACTGGCCCAAATCTAGTTTCTCTGCTATTGCGTGTAGTGCTGTGCCGATAGTTGCTGCACGGCTAGCGCCTGCTACTTCCATAGCATCTTCAATATACTTGTTGATAGCCATCTTATCTTCTTGTGCTGCGCTTATGGCTAATAATAAATCACTGCGAATTGTTAAACCTATTGCAGCCATACGCATCTTCCAAGCGGTCAATGCTGATGGGTCATCTAAACTGTTAGCAATTGTTGTTGCTCTTGTATAAGCAACTGGTTTGCCTCCTGCTTTAGGAATTATTAACGGACGCCCATATCTATCCCGTTCTATCTCTACTCGCATAAATCTTTCCTTGTCTCCTTGTAAAAGAAACGGGCTGGAAAAGGAGACTAATCAAACTCCAGCCCGTTTCAGTAGGCAGATAGTATCAGAAGACGAAAGGGAGTTCTTCTGAACTATCTGAGTTGGCGTGGCATTGACAAGCACATAGTCTCCTGAGTGCGTGGATACCGATGACCGCGGTGCCCTTACACTCATCGTGCTTGCCTACCAGACACTTGCCTGTTTGCTGTGCCTCATCATAGGTATGCCCAGATATTTTAGGCATTTAGTTACTGTTGTTCTGTACTTGAGATGTCAACTGTCCAGTCATCTAAGTCAGCATCACCGCTTACTTCAACAGATAGTTCATTCATTACATAATCATTTGCTTCATCTTCATTAGAAGCAGAGATATTACTGACTGTGTAATTGATTGTGCCTATGACTGTCCATAGTCTTTTTAGTTCTTCAGCCCCAATATTCTTGAGTAACTGATTCACATCATCTATCTCACATTCTATTGCTGCATCTGTGTCAGCATCATAGCGAGAATTGAAGAACTCATAGACCTGCTCTCTTATTGTTACTAGTTTGCCATAGTATCTAGTTGACCTGTCATTACAATCACTTAGTTGCTGGCGTAGTTCATCACGCTCAGTGATGGCTGCAATAGCCATCTCTTCAGTGAACTTAACTGTATTTCCGTTTTTATCTGTATAGATAATTTCCACTATAGTCTCCTTATACTAGTGCTAGTTCTTGTGCTCTTATCTTTAGGCTATCACTGCCACCTGACATTGTTCTAACGCCTAGTGACCTTGACTTACCTGGTTTGCCGTGGTCGGCATACTCAACAACTGCCTGCCATAGACCGAAGGCAGTCTCTCGGATATTCTCCTGAGTAGGACTGTTCTCGTATATGTCCAGGCTTCTGGCTCTATGGTTGAGAGCATTGGTGCGTTGTACCTTCTCACCTGCAGATAGCAATGGGATAGGTGCATCTTCTATTTTACTTGGTAATGGGAATACTTTCTTAAAGTAATCCACTGCTTGCTGGCGTGTAACTTGACGTTCAAGCATTGCCTCTGACATAACTGTGTAGTCATCAATAGTTGTGTAGGCAATATTAAGAATGCCACGGACCTCATTGACATCTAGCCTAGAGTTAGTTGTATGACGCAGCATATAGGTATGTTTCTGGCTAGTAGTCCGATAGATTTTGTTAATCTGATTGTGGCAGAATAACCGTTCAATGATAGGGCGGATAAGAACTGAACCGCTCCCATCGTGGGTAGTCTTTGCTAGTAGGAATGCTGCGTGTGGGTCGCCTTTGATTTCCATTTCAATGGGCAACTGCATCAGCATCCATACCTTTGCGCCTGCTGCATACTCACCTGCTGCTGCATACCGTGCATCTCCTGAATCAATTAGGGTATCTAGCACTGAAAATACTTCAGCATTCTGTAGCGGTTTGTATTTGTTACCGACAATACCTAGTGGGATTATCTCACCTGTTGGTGTTGTCTTAACAACTGCTTGTTTATTATTAACTGGAATATGAACTGGCTGTTCTTGTCCAGGGATTTGATAGACAGTTGTTATGGGGTGTAATGATACTGACCAGTCAAGCCCTGCCTGTCTGGCTACATCGCTGGCTGATGTGGCTGTTACTGCTACACCAGATTTAATCCAGGCTGATTCGTTCCTTACTGATATCTGTGGTCTGTTAACTACCTCTGTGGTCATACAGATTCCTTCTCTGCTACTCTGAGCAGTGCCCAAGTGTTTCCTTGATTAACATCTCCTAGCATCTCTGCTACCAAAGATGTTCCTGCTTCTGTGAAGAACTCTTGACGTTCTTGCTCTGACATTGATTTAATTGCTGCAATTTGAGGTATGTCTGCATTATCATTAATTACTGTTTCTAGTTCTACTATATGTTTGATTATCACTTACTGTCTCCTTTATAGGTATTGACTTATGGATGCATAAGTCGCTGTGTTTACAGTCTCATCTTCGCACATACGAAGAAGTCTTATTGCGCTTTGTATTTCTTCTGCTTGTTGTTCATACTGCCATTGTGCTATTTGTGGTTTACCTTCGTATGTAGGTTGTTCAGGTAATACAAGAGTGCCAGCAGGCAGAGTAAAGTCTACATTGATAGTGCCATTATATCTAATGTTTACATTGTAAAACTCTGCTTTATCAATGAAAGGTAGAGTAAGTTCAGCAACTGTTTTTTGCCATTCTAACTTTTGTTTTTCATAGTCAGCATCTTGTTCTTTTCCATCTACATAATCTGTTTCTAGTTTAGTAAGACTCTTTTCAAGAGCCTCAATTACTTTCAGTCTAGGAAGATTTACTTTTATTCCTTTACCTTGTCTTGCCATTACTGTCTCCTTTGTTTTGTTAGTGCCCCGTGTTCGCAGGTAGCGGGACAACCCACCCTCCAAATCGCTATTGGAAGCGGTGCGAGTCTTGTCAGTGCCGACTCCAGGCAGACATAGCCGCAGGAGCGAGATAACAAGAATTCTAATACCAGCCGTGCTTGCGCCAATGCGCCCACGCTACTGATGGTTTGCCGTATCGGTGCTGGATGTAAGCCAGCCCCCGTGCAATCTGTTCGGGGGCTGGCGTTCCAGTTTTCAACCCTAACAACTGCGGTATCCCATACGCTGTTGACTTAGGGTTATCTGCTGTATGGTCCCACGCAGATTCTTTACCCCATAGTTTGGCTAACGCACGGAATTCTGATTTGGTATCCCATTGCTCATACTGTGCTGACATCAATGCTTTTGCATAGTATTTGCTCAGGGATTTTGTCCATCTGATTTCTTTCTGTACATTCTTGGGCGACTCATTGTTGTCTATCAACTCGTCTACTACCTGCACTGCTTGCGACTGATTAGGAAATAAAGCAGAAGATATTGTTAATGCCCAACTAAATAGCCCTGCTAATTTGCGTCTCATCTACTACTCCATCTGTATATACAGTAGCCAATGCCAATGATGTATAGCCAGGTAATTGCTGTTGATATGTGCGGAAAGATAACCTCATTCACTGACCAACTCCCTTTCATCTGGAATAAGTTTTCGGTTTCTTCTATCAGTTACTCCTCTGTTTTGACAGTAAGCAGAGTATAATTCGTTGTACTCTTCCTTGTATTTGTGAGCAAGGAATCGTCTAGCATATGCGGCAGCGGCATTACGAATTTTCATTACTTCCTTTGCGTCCATATATCTTCTCCTACTTTGTCCCATGCTTCTACTGATACTGGAACTGTTGCTATCAAGTCAGTTACTACCAGACTTAAAGCGTGTATTTCTTGGCCTACTTTATCCAACCATTGTCCTATCTCAAATAGGTTTAGCAATATATCTTCATCACGCATTTTCTATCTCCGTATCTGTGCGTAACTTGTCTAGTTCTTCAAGGCTTACGCCTGTTGTGAGTCCCATATAACTACTGGCACACGGATAACAAAAGTTTCTGTTAGATACATACTCATAGTTGGGCACCCATATTGGTGTGCCACACTTAAAACATTCTGCTTCTAGGCTAATCATTGATAGTCTCCTCTTGCTCTTGTCCAAACATTTTTTGCCAGCATTCAGGATGAGTGCCAGTAATTATCTGTTCACGCAATGGAGCAGACATAGTCTTGAAACTATCCTGAACAAAGTTGCCGCGTAGATAGTGCAGCAACTCGGATTCATCTACCATTATACTGCCTGTCTTGTAGCAGACAGGACATCTGCGTGTGGCATACAGTGTCATCATATTAGTCTCCTTTATTAGAGGCAGGGCTGGTGCAGGTAGGAACCAGCCCTGCCTACAGTTATTAACTTACAGACGTTACTTCAATCTGTGTGTATGGAGCACGGCGCTCAGCATTATCAATGCCAGGACGGCGGTCAAAGCGTGTTACTAACTTACCAGTTAGATTAACAACTTCTGAAACTCCATCGTTCCAATTAAGGTTTCCAAGAATTAACTTGGTTGTATCATTTGTGAATACTAATGGCATTGTGAATGTGCACTTACCATCAGCATCTCGTTGTGTTAAATTGGCAGTGATAACTTTGTAGTTACCAGCACCACGCTCCTGAACATTCTTAATATATCCAGTTGCTTCTATTTTGTTATTCATTTTAGTCTCCTTTATATTGTTTATTGAGCGGTGGCCCGCCTCGCTTGTCGGGCGGGCACCGCTTCTTAACCATTTTCTTATACGCATTCTTGGCAACCCGTTCTCTTGAGTCGCACAAGATTACAACTCGGACACACCATCTCATAGAAATGGATGACCGAACGCTGTTCATCTTCATCTAGGTCAAAGATATGCTTGCCTAGAAAGTAAGTGCTTGGACATCTATCTGCCAAGTTGTAGGTAGCAGGAGCAAACTCATCTCTAATCCTGCCATCAGTCTGACGGGTATGACTACCTACCCATTCACTTGCAGAAGGTGGTGTTGTTAGGTCAGTAATAACATCACCTTCAGATAGACGTTCATCAGCCCTGTGATTCCAGGCTAACTCATCTACCCTAGCCTCATCGGACTCGTCGCAAACTCTGCACTTCACATCATAATCTGCGATAGTCATACAGTCATAACACTCAGACATTACATATATACCATTAGATATTTCTACTGCTTGCACTTTAGTTCCTCCCTTATCTGCATTAGCATTTTACCTAATTTATTTTCTCCAATACCAGTCCTTACATCTACTCCCCAATATCTATCGCCCCAAGTATTACCTTCTACTAACTCTTCATCATTAGTATCCAATAACATCTTTTGCATACTAGGATAAACATAAAACTTTACTTCAAGTTCATTGAACATAACATCCTTTCTACATTCTAACCAGTCATCACGCATTAATATTTTCTTACCTCTAGCCCTTGCTTCATAGCCATCAACAGCATCTACTACATACTGATAATCTTCGGCACTAGTAGATTTAGCCGCTTGAAAATAATGCTCTACCGATTTTCCAATAGCACTATGAGGATACATATTACTTAGGAATGAATACTTTCCAGTAAAACTATTAATCATTTTTATCTCCTTTATTGAACTGCCCTGGCGCCCCGTCGCAGGGCAGTTCAATTTTATAGTCTCTTTATTTATACATCATTTCATAATCTCTACCACATACACAACACATATCTTCCCAACTATCATTGTGCCATATATGTTCTTTCCCTAAATCTTCACAATCAATACCTTCATACTTCACATCCATATCCATCTTACAATTACAACACAATCTAGCACCAACAATAAACCAATTTTCATACATTATCTATCTCCTTTATTTATATACACTCTCCATTTGAGAGCGCTTTCCTCTCACCACAGACTGGCAAGGCAGTCAAGTGCGAGCCTGCGTTTGCTACAAGAAGCGACCACTTGACGGCCTGTCTGCCAGGCTGTGGTATTTTTGAGCGCTCGTTTACAATGACAGTTGGACTCGTGTAACGCCCAAGAACTGTCAAAGAATCAATGACCACTCTGGTCACAGATACGACATCTTTTAACTTAGTTACCTGGTAGCGCTAACTATGTATTAGCGCTCAGGGCTATCTTGCGAAATCCAGCCATCAGTGCGGAGATAATAAAAAAGGGCTGGCTAAAACACCAGCCCTTCTTTATCTAGTTTACAGACTCAACCATAAAACTAGTCGTCCAGCCCTTATCAGTTTTGCTGGTGCGAAACCAGCCAGAAACATTAGCAACAGGGCGTTGCTCTGTAGTTTCTGGTGTCTCGCCACCGACAAGTTCCATTGAGTGCTCTTGCTGCTCCAAAGAGCGGAGGTGTCCAACTGCTGCTGTGAAGCATAGGAATGGGAGGGAAGCCTGAAACTTGCCCTCATCATTTCTAAGAATGATTACGCCCTTTGCGTAATCCTTGCCAGTCTTGGCGGTCTTGATTTCAAGACCAGCAAGTTCGGCTGACGAAAATGATACTTCGTGCTTCATTTTCTACCTGCTTTCTGCCACACACGGTCGGAGTGGCTGAAGCCGTCCAAAGCACGCCGCAGGTGTGCTAGGCTTCAAAGCCACGGAGCCGTGTGACAGAGAGCAGGTGCTCTAGAAAATGAAGCCGAAGTGCTCCATCATTTTCGGCCCGAACGCGGCTGGTCGCAGAAATCAGGCTTGACCGCCTAGACGGGCAGTCTCAGGATTTCGCAAAGACGCGAAATCAGGCGACAGAAATGCTGAGGTTAGAGCAAGTTTCACCCTCACAGGGCTATGCTCACAGCGCTCCAGCAGTTTGACTCCTACGCTGGAGCAGCGCACTCAAGCAGAACTTGAGTGGCGAGCACCGCTCCAGAAACTCAGGGCAACTCTGCCCTGTGCGTTTCTGGCAGGTGAGCCAGCAATAACTGTAGGGCGCAGATGGCTAGTGGTTGAGGCTTAAACAGATAATCAGAAGGGCAGTTTTAACCAGCCTGCCAGATTATCGGAGCAGCCTCAGCCAGCGCACCAGATAGGTCAGCCAGATAGATAGCCCTGATAGCGCTGCTATAACAGCACTGTCCACGCTATCAGCAAACTGTCTGGGGTCTCAATGACCCCAGACTGTTTAATACTGGCTGAGAGTTATATAGTACACACCAAAAAAGATTTTTCCGTACAGAGCCTATGCCCCTGCTCTGTCCTATTTTGTCCTGATTTAACTGTTATTTGTATAACAATTTTGTTATAAACCGTTCGGAATGGCTGTTTGAACGGATTAATACTATATAGGGGCACAAAGTGCCCACAGACAGTAGCAAGCCTTTAGGGCTTGCGTTACAGACTGTATCTCTATCTGTATCTGACAGGCTGTACAGACTATTGCAGATGGGATGATACTGTGACTTTCCAGAAAGGTAATAACCCTAGGACAAAGGCTATGGCTGAAGCCAAGGCCAAAGTCTTGGCCCTGGTATCTGAGGGTATGCCAGTGGCAAGGGCTATGGAACAGTTGGGCAAAAAGCCAGATACTGTCCGTATTTGGATTTCCAGAGATAAACAGTTTGCTCAGGATTTGGCTGATGCCAAAGACAGCGCTAAAGAGAACTCCCTAAAAGCGCTAGGGGTAGCCCGTGAGGATGTATCGTTCCCACAGTTCTCTCAGATGTTTTTAGACCAAAGGGTGTTTCCACACCATCAGGACTGGATTGACCTTCTAGAGGGCAAAGACCCTAGTTGGCTTCACCCTAATATGATTTACGAGCCTGGCGATAAACATCGCCTCCTTGTAAACGTGCCGCCTGAGCACGCTAAGTCCACCGTGATTACGGTGAATTACTCTACCTACCGCATCGCGCTAAATCCCAATGTTAGAATCATCGTAGTTTCTAAGACGTTAATCAAAGCACGGGAATTCGTGTACGCAATAAAGCAAAGGTTAAGCCACCCGCGCTGGTTGAAGTTGCAGACAACTTTTGGACCAGAAGGGGGATGGAAAGAAGACTCTGATACCTGGCGTGTTGATACCGTCTATCTGGGTAACGATGCTCGTGATTCATCTGAAAAAGACCCGACTATCCAGGCACTCGGTATGGGGGGTCAAATCTATGGTGCCCGTGCCGATTTAATTATCCTTGATGACTGTATAACCACAGCCAATGCTCACGAACACAGCAAGCAGATTAACTGGCTACAGAAAGAAGTTATTACCCGTCTGGGTAAGAATGGCAAGTTATTGGTAGTAGGGACCCGAATTGCGCCAAATGATTTTTATAAAGAACTCCGCGACCCGAAGCATTGGTCAAGCGGTAAAAGCCCATTTACGTATATGGGTATGCCTGCTGTTCTACAGTATGCTGATAAGCCAAAAGACTGGACAACGCTCTGGCCTAAATCGGATGCTGCCTGGGATGGCGATGCGGACACCCCAGATGAGGAGGGATTATATCCTAAGTGGGATGGTCCGACCCTTGCACGGCGCAGAGGCGAAGTTACTCCGTCTACGTGGGCTTTGGTCTATCAACAAGAAGATGTAACTGAAGATTCCATATTTCCACCTGACTTAGTTCAGGGTTCTTTGAATGGGATGCGTAAGCGCGGTCCGTTAAGACCTGGCGCTGCAGGACATCCTGCTCAAGTAGAAGGCTATACCGTGGTTGGGTTTGACCCTGCTATGGGTGCTGGTCGTGCTGCATTTGTGGCTATGACCTATAACAGGATAGATGGAAAGATTTACGTGCTGGACTGTCTGGATATGGCAGAGCCAACCCCGCAAAAGATTAGGCAAGCAATTGAAGAGTTTGTTCAGAGGTATAAACCGCAGGAACTCCGCGTTGAAATCAACGCCCATCAAAAAGCCTACGCCCTTGACTCAGACCTACAACAATGGCTGGCATCTTATGGTGTTCGCCTCAATGCTCACTTCACAGGAAAAAACAAATGGGACACAAACTTTGGTGTCGCATCTATGTCCACACTTTTCGGAACGACAAGCGATGGCAAGCATCAGAAGAACAACACCATTGAACTGCCTAGCACTGAAGGTTCTGAAGGACTTAAGGCTTTAACACAACAGTTAATTACCTGGAGGCCCGATACTAAAGGTAAGACTGACTGCGTGATGGCGCTATGGTTTGGCGTCATTAGATGCCGTGAGTTTATGCAACAGAATTCTGTGGTGCAAAGGTATGCCCATAATCGTTGGGCTACAAGAGCGCAAGCACAGAAACGTTATAGTGTTAATTTAGATGAGATGGTTGCCGAGCAATGGCAACAGACCTACGGATAGGAAATAGATGTTATCAATAGAACAAATCTCAGCCCGTGTTGAAAACTTACGTCAACGTGCTGCAGGGCGCGACTCACGCCAACAAGACGTTCTTGCTGTTCGTAAGGGAAACATTGCTGGTGTTTATCCTGATTTCTTTCCCGAAGGTGTAGATGCAAATGTCGTTGCAAATTTTGTTGATGTTGTTGCTAGAGACCTATCTGAGGTTATGGCGCCTTTGCCTGCGGTCAACTGTTCCGCGGCGAATCAAGCGAATGACCGTGCTCGTAAATTTGCTGATACACGTACCCGTATTGCTGCTAATTATTTTGCTCATTCGGACCTACAGGTTCAGATGTATACAGGAGCCGATGTATACATAACATTTGGTTTCGTTCCTTTCATAGTTGAATTGGACGAAGAAGCAGGGCTGCCGCGTATCCGCATAGAAAACCCAGTGGGCGCTTACCCAGAGTTTGACCGCTATGGTCGCTGCATTGCCTTTGCAAAACGCTACTATATGCCCGTTGCCGAAGTTGCAGCGCAATTTCCTGAGTATGCAGATATCTTATTAGGCAACAAGATGTACCGCACCGATATGTCGGCGCATATTGAGATTATCCGTTATTACGATAATCAACAATCTGTGCTGTATGTTCCTGAGCGTGGCAATCTATTGTTGTCTTCAGTAGAAAATCCGTTGGGCAAGATGATGGTTGTAATTGCCAAGAGACCATCAATTGATAGCGATATGCGCGGTCAGTTTGATGACGTGCTAGGTATTCAGTTGCTTCGCAATAGGTTCGCATTACTTGCGATGGAAGCAGCGGAAAAATCTGTGCAGTCTCCAATTGTACTGCCTGCTGATGTCAATGAATTAGAAATGGGTGGCGATGCTGTTATCCGCACCGCCAACCCTGCTGGTGTCCGCCGTGTTGATTTAAATATCCCACCTGGAGCATTTACTGAACAGGCTTTACTACAGCAAGAACTAAGAACTGGCACCCGTTATCCAGAGGGGCGTAGCGGAAATATTGACGCCAGCATCATTACGGGCCAAGGCGTACAAGCCCTTATGGGTGGTTTTGACACGCAAATTAAGTCTGCTCAGGCTATCTTTGCTTCAACATTGCGAGATGTAATATCTATCTGTTTTGAAGTAGATGAGAAGTTTTTTGATTATGAGAAGACCATCCGTGGTGTAGATGCTGGTAGCCCATATCAGATTACCTACAAGCCAAGTAAAGATATCAAGAAAGATTACTCAGCCGATGTCCGATATGGAATGTTGGCAGGGCTTAACCCAGCACAGGGTCTTATCTTTATGTTACAAGCATTGGGTGGCGGTTTGATTTCAACAGACCTTGCTATGCGTGAATTGCCATTCGGTATTAACGTAACTCAAGAACAAGAAAAAATTGAAATTGAAAATATGCGTAAGTCGTTAGTTCAATCTCTGCAAGCCTATACTCAAGCCATCCCACAGATGGCTGTACAAGGCGCAGACCCATCAATGGTAATTAAGAAAATTGCTGATGTTATCAAGTCACGCCAGAAAGGCGTAGCAATTGAAGACGCTGTTGAAGAAGTCTTCGCTCCAGAATTACCTCCTGCTGGTGCTCCTCAGGTTGAGCAAACGTCCCCTGCTCCCGTTGCGCCAGTAGGAGGCGCTCCTGCTACACCATCATTACAGACTTTATTATCTAGTTTAACGGCAGGTGGACAGGCAAGCGCTAGCGCAAGAACCGCTATACGGAGGTAACTATGGCACCGCGGAAAAAGAAACCACAACGCACACGCAAGCCGCGTACTGTAGCAAATGAAGAATACACAGAGTTAGAAATGTATTGCATCTGGCTTAATGAATACTATAAGTCTTTACTTAAGGCAGGGTTCAGTAGCGAGTTAGCATTAAGTTTTGTAATGGAAAAATCTTCTTACCCAAAATGGGTAGCGTATAAAGCGCCTACTGATGAAGAATTAAAGAAATACTTAGATGAAGAGGACGAAGATTAGTGGCAATATTTGAAAAGGTATCTGGCATAGGGGCTAATTCTGAACGCACTGATTTGAATGTTTCTCAACAACCAATTCGTTACATCTCTGGTATGCCCTACGGAGCAGGCGGAACAGTTCCACAACAAAGTGGTGCTCCTATGTATGCTGACCCTTCAGCAGAAATAACCTCTGAGGTTGTTCCGCTTACTGAAGTAACACAAAGAAAAAAAGAACCAGTTATGACTGGAATTGATATAGGTGATGGTGCTGGCTCTGAAGCCTTAGCACCTATGCCAATAAAGCCAACAGTTTCTTTGGTAGATACTTTTAGGCAACTAGCAATTAATGACCCTAGTGGAGATGCAGAGTTAATCTACAGACGCCTTGTTGATGAGGGGCGTTAATGGCTGGTAAGGTAAACGTATCAATCGCCGAAGTTAACCCTAATATTTATGCTGCTGCTAAGCAAAGCAATTTAAGTGATGTTCAATTAACACAACTAGACCAGTTTTCTCGTACTGTAAAATTAAATAAAAATCTTTTAAAAAAACCTTTAGAAATTGCTCGTCAAGATTTTAATAAGTTAGATAATCAAGTTAAAGAAATGTTGCAGTTTTTATATCCTGATGCTCAATATGCACAACCAGAAGATAGCGTTGGAGAAAAACTTTTAGGATTAGCAAAAGGTACCGCAAAAGGATTAGCAAGTCCTTTGCTTTATGCTTTTAAAGCCGCTGGTGCTTACGGCAGAACAATTAACCTTCCTTATCTTGTTGGTCGCCAGGTTGCTCAAGGAGAAAATTTATTTAGCACTAACGTTCTTACAGATGCTTGGGATGGACGAAAAATTTTTGATGAAGGTGCTTTAGACCAGGCTGTAAAAGATTTTGGTAAAGAAGATGTTGATGTTGCTAAAGGCCTTCTTATGGGTATGAAACCTGGGGAAATTGTAGAAGCCCAAGGCGCAATTACAGAAAAATTTTTAAATTCTTTTTCTAAGGCTTTTAATGATGATGCATCTTTTAAGCAAGTATTAGATGCTGTTAAGTATGCACAGGTTTCACCTGGGCGTGACATAGCACGTATCTTAAATAAACCAACTACAAAAACTCCTGATTATATAAGCAGCCAAACTAAAAATATATCAGGTTTTGTAGATTTTATGTATCAAATTGTTATTGACCCTTTGACTTATCTAACTTTTGGTATGGGAAAGATAGCACCATTTTTAGCCAGCAAGGGTTGGGCCGATATAGATATTGGTAATAGATTAGTGCGAAACATTAAAGAACACCGCGGGCTTGGCGTTCAAAAAACTTTTGCTACTTCTCCTAAATTAACTAAACATTGGGATGAAGAAATAGGTCCCAGGATTAAAGATTTAGTTTTAGCACAAAACACTGCAGAAAAATCTAAAGTAATTCGTGGAATATATCAAGATTTTCCTGGTCACGCTAATATAAAGTGGATTAGACTTTTAGAAAAAAATAAAATTTTTAACAGCCAAGCAGCAATAAAATATTTTGCAGATGACGTTGATGCAACTCTTAACTTAATGGCAGGCAAAGTAGATGGGGTTCAGTATTTTAGAACTGGCGTAGTTACTGCTAGAAATTCAAGATTATTAGATTTTGGTTTTAAACGTTATGTAGATTCAGTATTAAATCCAACAACATCAACACTTAAAACTCAAAAACAAGGCGAAAGTACTTGGGACATATTAACAAAATATGGTGAAGAAACTGATAATTTTGTTAGCCCAGAAATTGATAAAATAAAAAAATTTAGTGAAGGTCTTTCTTTTAAAGAAAAATTTTCAAGAGCATTTAAGAAAAACCCTATGGGTCGTTCTATTAAAATTGGCGACAATGCCATAGATACTGCTGACAATTTTAGAGACACAGCATTACAGGTTTTACCAAGAGACCTTGCTGATTTTCTAACAATAAAATTCATTAATGCAGATGCTGCTGACCAGGTGCAAGTTTTACGTAGTCTTTACTATGCAATTATGCAAAAGTATGGCGTAGATGGGGCGGAAGACGGAAAAAAAATTATTGATAAAGAACTAGAATCTCATTTTGGTTCTGCCAAAGGTGGGGGTGTAGTAGAAGAAATTAGAGTTCCAGACCATTTAAAAAATATAGTTTCAGGAACTGGAGTGAAGGTAACGCCAGAAGGTATTTTTTATGAGTCATCTGGAATGATTCATCCATTCCAGGAAAGTAATGCAATAGGTAGTCTTGACTATATGTTGCTTGCACAAATAGGTTTTGCAGCAAAAAATAAAACTAATTTGGTTATGACTGCTGTTAAAGGTGCTGGTCAATCAAAACTTTCTGGAAATATTGTTAATAGTTGGACAATATTAACTCTTTTTCCTCGCTTGGGTATTAGAAGCACTATTGACGAAGGCATAATGTTTCTTTTAACTGCTCCTGCAAGAGATATTCTTGGGGTTGTAGCGCCAAAAGTATTAGGTGGAAAACGAGCATTAAGTAAAATTGCTACTGCAGTAACTGGTTCTCGTAGTACTGAGGGTTTTACTGATTTAATCAAACGTAAATTAGGTATTAAGACTGCTGCTACAGCAATATCAACGCCAGAACGTATAGCAATACGTAAAGACTTAGCATACAAAAATGTTATACCTGAATATATGGTAGATAACGTTAGCCAAATTGCTGATGTAACAACTCTTGCTGCTAGACAGATACCAAATAACGCAAGCAAAGAAGAATTAGATTTCTTTTTACAAGCACAAATTCACGGCGGTGGTGTTTTGCCTGGTATGACTAGGTCTATAGTTGCTAAAGCCAGTGCTGGTCGTGGCTATTCAACAGAAATTGCTGAAGATTTATTAATTCCTAACAATTGGGAAGAAGCATTAATTGCTGCTGATTTAACCACTGGCAGAAAAGGTGGTTTAGTATCTACTAAAGAACTTGAAAAATCAAAGGCCTGGAATGGCAGAGCAGTTGCTGGTGTTCATTACGAAAATTTTACAAGACAATTTTATGGAAATAATAAAGTTGTTCGTGGTGAAAAATTAGTTCCTGACCAGACGGGACAAATGGTACCTGTTGAGACTTTTAGAAGATTTGACCCAGTTGAAGCATTTTTTTCAAGCAATGCTTTACGGACAGAAAATGATTATTTAAAAGCAAGAGATATGTTATTAGCAGAACTTGGCATTATTCGGACAGTAAAAGTAAATGCTAGCGCAGGATTAGGAATTACTGTTACTCATAAAATAAATGACCCTAAAGCCGTTGCCAATGGCATAGGTGCTTTAAGTAGAACTACTGATTTAAAACAACGTGGACTAACTGATATAGAAATAGCCGCTGATAATGTAGATAGAATTTTACTAGATATGTATACAGCATTTCACGGTGGTCCAAATAAGTTTAACGATGCTTTGTTTCAACGTTTATCTGCAATTCATAAAAGAATTATTGCTCAGTCTGGGAAAAAAACAAAAGATGAGTGGAACATAGCGGCTCAAGGTATTACTTTTGATGAGTTTGCTAATTTAACTAAAGGGTTTCAACCAGAAGGAAGAATGTATACACAGGTTGAATTAAATGACGTTCGCTTAGATAGAGACCCAGAATCAAATTGGACAAAACTTGGAAATAATATGATGAATATTATGGATAATCAAGTTACTGGTCTTTTAAGGCAGCCAGCATTATGGGTTACTTATTTTCGTATTAGAGAAAATTATAAAAATTTAGAAACTCAAGAAATTAATAAACTTATGCAGGCTCGTTTAGATGATATGAAAATAAATAACATTAAGCCTGATGATATTAAGTATAAGAAAAAACAATTATCTTTGCCTAGGGGTAGCGGTGCTTATCAAAAACCAGTAACACACAGGGAAGACGCGCTAGCAGATGTTACAGATATAGTTCAAAAGAAATTTACTGAAATATCTTTGTCTCAGGCTGCTGATACTATATTAAAGTTTGTAGATAATCCTACTGTTCGGACTAACTTTGCTGTATCTGTTAGAAATGTTGGACGTTTTTATCGTGCTACTGAAGATTTTTGGCGCCGTGTTTATCGCTTGCGTGATGTAGCACCGCGTGCTCTTTACAGAATGCGACTAACCCATACAGGCATTGATGCATATGGCGATTTGTATGAAGATGCTAATGGCGACCCATACATTATTATGCCAATGGATGATGCAATATTTAAAACAGTAGAGTCTGTATCTAGAATGTTTTCTGGAAATACAGGATTTAAACAGCCGTTGTTTAATGACTTTACATTAAAGTTAAAACTTGCCAATCCATCTTTTGATGACCAGTCTGGTGTTCCTACTCTTTCTGGACCTATTGCTGCTTTAGGTATTTTAGGTATGAAAAATTTGTTGAATACTGTTGGTTTTAAAAAGACAGCAGAAGAATTAGATAATTTTGCGCTTGGTGGCATAGGCGAAAATATGACTTTTACAAAAGCAGTAGTGCCTGCTCCGCTACAGCGTCTTTGGGCTATCCTACCTAAGTCTGAAAAAGACAGACAAGAAGCAACTGCTGCTATGCAGGCTATTGCTTTCAATGCAGCCCGTGGAAATATTCCAGAACCTAATGCAACAGCAGAAGAAAAATATGAATATTTAAGAAACATTAGAATATCTGCACATAACATTTTAGTTATGCGTTCTGTTCTAGGGCTTATATCACCAGTAGCACCTACGATTCAGGAAAGCAAAGATGTTCCTGATTATTTAAAGACCGTTGGTATTACCAGCGTTCGTGCTGAATTTTTTGATTATGTAAATGCTATTACTAAAAAATATGGCGGAGATATAGAAAATCCATATGATATGGCTGTTGCTTCTTTTATAGGAGAAAATCCTAATAGGTTAGTTTATACGGTTTCACGAGATGAAAAGCAAACTAATGTTTTAATTGCTAAAACCAAAGAAATGAAAAACTGGTATTTAGATAATAAATCTTTAGTGGATAAATATGGGGAGGCAGCATTTATATTTGCTCCTAAGACTGGAGATTTTGATGCCTCATCTTATGCTTGGTTAGAAGCAGCAGATTTTATTAAAAATAAAGATTTAGATAAGTATTACCTTGACATAATGACAGCACAAGATAAACGCATTTATTTTGATATAGCACGTCAGGAAAGAGAAGCCTTAGATAATACTACTTCCATATCTCAAAGAAGAGTAATTATTGCTGAGGCTACAGCAACACGCCAAAGAATGAAGGCTGCTAATCCATTTTTAGACGCAATTATTACTGGTGGTGGTTTTGAAATTGCCAGTGAAACCATAATGTTTGAAGCCCTTGAACAAATGGTTCAAGACCCTGAGTTTAAAATTCCAGACGCTACTCGTACTAAAATTAGTTTGGCTGTTACTCAAGTAAGAAATCTTATTCAGATAGCCCAAGACCCTGGTCTACGAGATGCAAAAAACTTTGCAGATATTAAACGGCAACGTAAAGCAGACATTGAGGCCTTAATTGCACAATTACTTGAAGGTGATTTAATAGTTAAAGAAGCCAACCGAGCAGTATTCCAAACTATTTTGGATTACTACTCACGAGATACGTATAGGGTGTAACAAGTGGCAAAAAAGATACCTGCTCCTGATAAAGAAATTTTAAAACGTGCAAAAACGCTTTTTGGTACCGACAATGTACTTGTTTGGGATGGCGTAAATAATAAATGGAGAATTAAAAAAGATAATAAAGTCACTACAAATGATGTTAGATATAAAGAATGGGAACAGGGTCAACGGGAAGAAAAAAAAGAAACTTCTACACGCGGAGACATTGGTGTAGTTCCTTACTATGATAGACCAGGAAGAAAAGAAGGCGATTTACAAAGTGTCATAGATGAATATAAAATAGCAATTACGGTAGACCCTGATAATGGTAGGGCTTACGTAAAAAGTCCAAAGACAGAAGATGAAGTATATATTTATTTTGATTCAAAAAGCAAAGATTACGAAGTTAGCAGTGATTATGATAAGGTTAAAAAAGCCGTTCTTTTAGACTTAAAAACTGCGGGTACTCTTAATCAATTATTTGACGAACTTTATGCTAAAAAACAAATTAGTAAAGCAACATATGAATCAAAAAGCACAATAGCCAATGATTTTAATGCCAGATTGGTTGGTATTCTTAGTGAGTATTCTAAAGCAATTGTTGAGGGTAATGAAAACTCAGGTGGTAGTTATCAACCTCCATCTTTAATAGATTATGCAAAAGGATTATTTGTTGGTGTTGGCGGAGAAAAACAACCACTTGCTCGCAGAACATTTCAAGATATAAGCAAAGTAGAACTTAATGCTTTTATTGACCAAATCTATATAGAGACTATCGGTCGCAAACCAACAGAAGAACAACGTTCTGCAAAATTAAAAGAATTGAACAAAATAGTTAAACAGGGTATTCTTACAACCGAAAGAAGAGTCGGCGGAGAAATTCAAACTAGAACTACTGGTGGTTTTGACCAGCAAGAACAAGAATTAAAACTACAAGAAAGACTTAAGACAGAAAATCCGCTTGAGTATCAACGCCGTCAAGCATTTGACTTTATGAGCCAACTGCAAAAGATTATGTCAGGAGGAATGTAATGGCCGAACCTGGCATATTAACAGCAGCCCAATTGGCTGCACAAAATGCAGCCACACAAAAAAGCGGTATTCTTTCTAATCCAGATTTTGTAGAGCAGATACAAATGCTTCTTGCTCTTAAAGGAATTGATTCTAAATTAGAAGAAGCGTGGCAATACTATCTGGCTGATAGATATGATGATATGCAGGCTGCAATTTTGGCCAGTAATTTTTATCGCAATAATAACCCTACAGCCCGTGCTCGCAAACAGGCTGAACTAGGACAACCTGGGGTATATGCCGATGGTCTTGAGGACTATAAGTTAAAAACCCGTAAGAGTCTTGTTAAATCAGGGCTTAAAATGGATGCTAAATTATTTGAGGGTTTGGCAAAAACAGCATATGACTCTGGAATGAGTGATGACCAATTAAAGAATTTGATTGTCAGTTCTGGTTTGGTCACTGGCTATGGTGGAGATGTACTTGGTGATACTTCAACTCTTAAGACTTATGCTAATTCATTTGCAGTAGGTAAATATTTAGATGACAAATACTGGTCTCAAAAGTCACAAGATTTGTTTCTTGGT